GGCGCGGCAACGTCCTGCTGCGCCGTGGGGGTCGGTGTGGTTTTACTGAAGTCTCCCCAAAAGTCATAAAAGCCCCAAAGGCCGCCGATTATCATCAAAAGTATGACAGGAATCAGGTAAAAGACTTTGCTGCGTCCTGTTTTGATTTTTGTGTGTTCTTCGGCTGATTTGTATAGGCCGTAGACGCTTTTATCGAGCTTGTACACGCTTTTGAGTGCGTCTCTTACGTCTGCCCTGCTTTCGGGATTTTTCGCGCCGCCCGTACTCCATTCTAGTTTGCGCCTTACGCCTAGTTCGGTCTTGCTTACGTGGGTGTGATGCTCTATCAGGCTTCTTAGGTTGGCATCAATTAATCGGGGGTGTTGGGTTATGAAGAAGAAATCTAGGCCGCGATGGCGATGTGTTTCAAGCTCTGAAACATAGTCGGGTACTTTCGATCCGCTGGGGCGCGGCCTAAAGATGCGCTGGCATTCGTCAACCACGATGATTGCGCCTGTCGGCGCCCACTTCGGCCAAGTCTGTATACTTTCTCCCTCGGGGATTTGTTCGTGTGGTATTTGAAGGTCTGGAATCCCGTCAATAAACAAGGGGCGGTTTTTGAGGTCGGAACGTTTGGCCAACATTGAAACAACGTTCAGGGTTTTGCCTGAACCGGGTACGCCTGTGAACAGATATAACATGGCTTTTTCTCTCTATTTTTTGGATATGCCTGCGGCCAGTTTGGTCAGGCTTTTTGTGGAAATGACAAAGGCAAATGCGCCGATTATCCAGTTAAGCACTACGCCCAAGCCTGCGATATAGGCAATCTGCAAGGCTTCTTTTGGAATGTTGTTCAGGTTTTCGGCAATGGCCGCAACTATACGGCTCTGTACTTCGTTCAGACCGACGTAGGTTACAAACGACAGGCCAAACGCTGCGATTAGTCTGCCTGCTACGGTCATCAGTACGGCGGTTATGATGTTCCCAATATTCATTTTAGTCTTTCAGTGATGAATAAACGAAAAAGGAGCAGGATACGATTGTGATAAGTATCAAAATCGGCCTTATTTTTCGGGCAAAATCGCATAGGGGGTCATACGAAAATTCATGTTGTCCGAACATTCCGAAATCTACGCTTCTAGGTTCGGGGCATACGCCGTCAACTGAAAATATATCGGCTGGTTTAAAGTCTAAATCTACGGTTTTGGTGGGTATGTCGGGGTCTTCATAGGCTGTATTTTCCTGCGGTGGTTGGTCTTCTTTTGGCTTGTTTGGCACGGTCGTATTATCGGGTGTATTAGGTGTGCTTGGGTTGTTTGGGCTAGTCGGTGTCGTTGGCGTAGTTGGTGTGGTCGGGCTTGTCGGGGTGGTCGGGGTACTGGGGTTATTGGGTATCAAGGGGGAGCGAGTCGGAGCTTGCGGACTGTTCGGCACGAGGTCAGGACGTGGAATAACGCTTGTTGTTACGCTTCCGTCTTTGTTTATCGTGACTTGGGTCTGCTGCGGTGTATTCGAGCCTGAAGGAGTATAAGGGGCAGTAGTAGCCGTAGCCGGTGTGAACTCGGTCGATGTTGTGGAACTGGGTACGACGTTGCCCATTTTGGCGAGCTGGTTCATCAATTCGGCATGGTTTGTCTGATTGTTCTCAAACATTCGTTTTAAAATGTCTAACATATCTTTTTGTGTCAACATGAAATCTTCGGCTTTTACTTCGCTTTGATTTTGTGCGAGTTTCTGTTTTTCTGACTCCGGAACTTGATCCTCTCTGTAAAATGATACTGTCGGAAATGCTATTTGATCAGTTGGTAATCCTGTTAGTTTAAGAGATGGCGGTACGGCTTTTTCATCAATAAAAACATCAATAGTTCCTTTATATTTGCGGCTCCAATCTGAATCCCTAGTTTTATTGTTTAAAATAAAAGTCTTGTTATGCAAACCTGCGCCGGAATAATAAAAAACTTTATTTGAATAAACACCGTTTGCATTGAAAATAGCTTGATATTTATATAAACCTTGTTTTTTGGCCTCTTCGTCTCTTTTTTGTTCTTCTTTCTTCTGTTGGTCTTGTTGTTGCGCTTTTTGTGCTGCTGCTTCTGCTGCTTTTTGTGCTGCTGCGTGGGCTACTGCGCCACTGAAGTCGCCTGCGGCTTCTCTTTTTCTCATCTCTTGATAAAAACGATTTCCAGCCTCTTGAAATTCTTTTGCCGTTGGTGTGTCGCTCCAACCAAGTTTTCTAGCCAACTCATGAGAAGATGAAAAAAATCCCCCAGTAGCAACATCGGTAGCATGACCGCTGGCTAAAATAGCGGTATTTATAAGATTTTTATAATCTCCATTTTTCCAATAATAAGCGATTGAGTTGCCATATTTTTCCATAGCTGAACTAAATGCCCCTCCTGCTGTAGCGCCAACAACTGCAACATTAGCCGCCGTCTGAAGTTTGCCCGTTCCTACACGCTGCGTAACTTGCGTGTTAACCGTGGCCTTGTTGCCGTAGCCGTCTGTTACGGTTACGCGCTGACCCTGCGTTCCGGTGATTTGGCCGCCTCCGCTGCTTACTGTCGGTTTGCCTGTTGGGTTTGTTTGTACTTTCCAAACGCCTGTCTCTCTGTTGTATCCCATTTGCTCGAGTTTTTGGGCTGATGGAAAGCCTACGTTTTGGTGGTGTGCAGGTGGGGGTAGTTGCGCGTCTGCGTTTACTTGAGCATGAGGAACGACAACGCCCAGCAGCAGAACAGGTATGGGGCGGCGGCAATTAAAAATAAAATTTCGGGGAGCATTATTCTTCATCTCTTTCTTTCAGTATTTTTAAGGTTGAAATTACTGCGCGGATAATCCAAACGACTACAAACGCGCCTAACATGGATATTCCTATTTCTCTGCCTGCGTTTGTGTATTCGTTTGGGTCGCATTGGGGAAATGTGGGTTTTACGGGGTATTCATGCCCCTGCTGTTTGTATGTCCAAGTCCTGCCGTTAAAAACGGGGTGATGTAGCACCCCGTCTTTGTCTATGGTCGGTACGACTTGGGTCATCACGCTGTTGATTGCTTCGGCTTCTGTGCCGTAGCAGATTCTTCCGACTTGATAACCCATGTCGTTTCCTTAGGCTTTGGATACTGCGCGTTTGATTACGCCGATTACAACGATTGCCACGGCGATGCCGATAATCACGCCACCAAGGGCTACAATGCCCGTTTTCAGGTTGCCGATTTCGGTTTGTGCGGCATCCAACGGTGTGCCTTCAGCCCAAACGGGAGCAGACATTGCGGCTACTGCTACGGTTGCCACAGATGCTTTAAATTTGTTTTTCATGTTTCGGAATTTCATTTTGTTTTCCTTTATGGAGTTAAAAAAATGTTGTGGCCGTTTTTAGGGTTCTGATTCAGGGGAAACGGCCAACCCCTGAATTTGTGCGTTAACGTTCGTCAGAGTAATAGACGTTGTCTTTAAAGGCACGCGGGTGGATTTCCAGCGTTACGACTTGGTCGCGCTTGAAATGCTGGTATTTTTCAGGGTTCTTTGTACGCACTTCGCAAAGCTGCGTGCCATCTTCACTGCGGACGAGCAGGCCGAGATAGTGGACTTTGACGTATGTACCGTCTGCATTTTTGCGCTCTTTGACAAATGCGCGGTCAAATGACGCGGTTACAAAAAAGCCTTGTTTAGGGGTTTGGTTTTCGCTCATGCTGTTTACTCCATGTTTACGATGATTTCGCGGTTTTTAAATGCCCATTTCGGGCTTAGGACAAATGCCAAGACAGTGTTGTAATTCTCTTGGGTAATGCTTGGTAGGGATACGCGGTAGTTCCACTCTGCTAAGAGGTTTAGGTAGCTTTCTACCTGCTCAACCCACTTTTTTAACTTGCGTCTCCACTCTTTCGATCCTTTGGACACAAAAGCAAAATTGCTGTTTGCTACTTTCCACATGGATTTTTTATCGATGCTGGTACGCACGAGCCGATAGCCTTTGTCTTCTGGCAGACGGCTGTTGATGTGTTTGCTGATGTACTTGGACACATACCGGGCCAAGCCTTTGCTGTTGGTTTTGACGGGCAGCAGTTCTGTTCGGCCAAAGCCGTATTTGTGGACGTTTTCGCGGAGCAATGCCCACAGTTGGCGCAATGCTGGATTTGCCGAAATGTAACGGCCTGAAGCGATTTCGCGGAAATTCAGTCCGCGCCGTATATCAACACGGGTATTTACGATTAGATGGAAATGGATACGACCTTTCTTCGTGCGCTCATAAACGCAAACGTATTCCGGGAAGTGGCGTTTGAGAAAGTTGGTTCTCAAGCTGTGGAAACGGCGTTGCGCTTCTTTCGGGTCGGTTACGTCATCGGCAAAGGTCAAGGTTAAAAAGCCGACTTTGTTCAGACCAAAAGCTTCAATGAATGCTTTGACGTTCATTTCTAGGGCGGTAGTAGATTTTTTGCAAGAAGTGGAAAACTCGTTCAGCGTGTCCGCTTTACGGTTTTCATACTGACTTGGCAACTGCTTGATTTCGCCGCTGTTTGCGGTCTCAATGCAGTTGTTACTATTTAGACAAGGAAGAGCGCGTTCCGCGCTTGCTGAAACTGAACGGTTCAT